CTCTCTACCCTTATCGGTAATTGCGACGGACTCTTCCGCCGCTCTGTAACGCAAGAGGCTCAAGAAGCCCGTACACGGTACTCACCCCGTGGCGGGCTTCTTTGCGTATGGAGACATAATGGCTACTGATAACGAGGAACTTGACTCTACCCGTAATGAACTTGATCTAGGCGGCATCGAGGACACGACTTCCGACGAATAGTTGGAGATCGAGTCTGGAATCCCTGCTGATGGTGAAGCGCAGGTGCGGGAACCTGAGAGTGAAGCGCCCGAAGCCGACCAGTCCGATGAACCTGCGGAACAAAAGCCGCGGATGTACTCGGAAGACGAATGGCGGAAGGCTCAATCTAGCTGGCAGCGCCAGATAGACACTGAGCGGAACCAACGGTTGCAGTATGAGCAGGCGTTGATGCAGCAGCATCAGCAGACCACTCAACTGACCATTGAGCAACAGGCTGAACAATATTCACGGCAACTGGAAGCCAACCTCGCAGAGCAGGTAGGGGAAGCAGAGGCCCGCAGGCAGGTACGTGCTCCGGCAGTACAGAACGCCTTGCGGACTCGACTTTCTCAGGCTGTACAGAACGAGGCCTTGCAGCAGCAGGTTCAGTACCTTCAAGGCTCACAGCAGCAGAACCAGATAGCCGGGGCGCAGTACGAAGTCATGCGTGGCGTTGCCGGTTGGCTCAAGAAACTCCAGACTGACTACAAGCTCGACAAGCAGGCCATGCGGACAATCGTTCGCAACGCGCCGAATGACGCGCTTTACGACCAGGGTGCTTTTGAGCGGTTCGCTATCAACTCCGGTGTCCTCGCAAAGACTCTCTCCCGTGGCCGAGTCCCGCGGGAAAACTCAGACACCCAACTGGAATCCGGCCTTTCTTCAGGTGACGGTGCGGAGAACCCGCAGCAGCGTGTCAACCGCATCCTCGACAAGCCTGCATGGGAATGGACGGAAGCCGACATTAAAGCCATGAAAAGGTAGATAGGCAATGGTACAGAACGCCACTACCGGAAACCTTGCTCTCGCTCAGAACACGATCATCAAGGAAGCCCGGTACACGCAGGAAGCGAACGCTCCTTCGTGGCAGTTGATTGAAAAGATGCGCCTCCCGAAAGGTGCCTCGACCGTGACCGTACCGAAGGTTGGAACCTTCACCATCGCAGACCTGCAAGACGGTATCGACATGGTGAACGAGCAGGACATCGGCATGACAACCGTTGACCTGACCGCAACCGAACGTGGTGCGAAGATCACCGTCACTGACAAGCTGGTGCGACAGAACGGCACGACCGACATTTTCCGCATTGTTGGGAAACAGTTCGGTGACGCCGCTGCACGCAAGCAGGACCGTGACGTGCAGGCTCTGTACGCAGGACTCAACGGCGGAACCGCTTACGGCGCTTCTGGCGCGACGCTCTCACTTGCCAACTTCGCAGCGTGTATCGCTGCTGGTCGTGGTGGTGCGGCGTCTGCTACGGACTCTGCCGGTGCGGAGCCGTTCGACCCTGACTACGCAGTTCACCACCCACATGCCACGTACAACGTTACCAAGACGGCTACGGCCATTGGTTCAGGTACGAGCATGAAGGTGAACGATCGCAAAGAGTCGATGCTGCTGGAGAAGTTCTTCACGATCAACTTCAACGGTGTTGACCTCTTCGAGTCGAAGAACATCTACGTGGACTCGTCTGGTGACGCTGTTGGTGTGATCGCACAGCGCGACGCACTGGTAGGACTGACCTCCGTCAACTGGAGGACAGAGCGCCAGCGGGACGCATCGCTCCGTGGCACAGAGATCAACTTCACCGCTGACTACGGTGTGTTTGAACTCGATGACAAGCGCGGAGCACCGATGCTCTACGACGCAACTGCGCCGACAACTTCAGCTTAAAGAAGGCTCACTGATGGTTTCGCAACTTGAACGCTCCGGTTATGGGATGGAGTTCCGAGGGTTTAACGAAGCCCGTATCGAACTGTACGCGCACAGGGCAACCAACCTGTACGACCGTGGTGAGATTGGACTTCGGCCTCTCGTCTCCAATCCCAAGAACCTGAACGCAGGCGAGACGGCTATGTTGGAGCGCAAGGCTGCTATCGGGTTATTCCCGTGGAAGCCTGGAACTGAATGTCTCTCACGCACATTCCGTGATGTGAAGGTAATCAGGGACGCGTATTCCAACACGTCTCGTGTCGAAACCACGGCGTCTTACAAGGGCTGCAAGTGGTGCAGAGAGATTGAGTTACGGGGGGAGGTGGAGGAACAGGAAGGTGTATCTGGAGTTGAGCCTTCTTTGCAGCTTCCGAATGACCCCACTCCCCCTGTGACTGTCATCGCCTGTTCAGTGTGTAGCTACGTTCCACCTGAAGCAAACAGGGCTGGCAAGTCACAGACGGTTAAGCAGCGAGAGAACGCTCTCAGACTGCACAACAAGCAACATACCCGCACCGCATAGCGGTACTCCTTCGGGAGCGCGGGAGAAAGAATTGACATGAGTTTTCCAACTTGGGTTGGGCTGGCTTCTGGAGACGAGAAGGAAACTTCTTCGGCTGCAAAAGAACGCTCACTCGGAACAATCGGATGGACGGAAGTTGGCGGGAAGTACCGCTGGGCAAAGAACAGTTCAGTCGCTCTTGCGGCTGGTGTGCTGGTTCAGGGGCCTGCGGCTAACTCGTCACAGGACGCTGCCCTGGACATCTCTGGCGGTGCGGCTGGGGCGACTGAACTCGGCGTTGTTGTACAGGCCACGGTGACCCGTGACCAGTACAAGGATGGTTGGGTGACAGTTGACACCGGCCCTGGTGTTGCCAAGTACAAGATCAAGTCGCACGGTGCGGCTTCGTCTGGTGCAACCCTGACCGTCGCCCTTGCCCCGAACGACCCGGTTGTAGGCGCGATGTCTTCAGGCACGACTAAGGTTGGCCTGCGGGAGAACCCCTACAAGAACGTGATCGTTGCGCCGACCACTGTGACCGGGCCTCTGCTCGGTATCACGCAGTGTTCGGTC